CCCTCCGTGGCGGGCCGCCCGCGTCTATTCTGTCGCCGGCAGGGATTGCGCACCTACGCATCCAGGCCGCCCGCCAGCGCCAGGCGCAGCTCTATACGCACGCCACGCTGCTCAGAGAGCAGTGGCTCGAAATCGACAATCTCTGGTTGCGCGTCGCCGATCAATATATGGGCGCCGTGATGGATCTCACCAGCCGTGGGCTGACGCAGACGATTCCCTCCCTCGGCATTGCCGCGTCGCAGTATCAGGCTATCGGCCGCATGGACCCGGCCACGACGGACATGCGCGCCTCGGCCGCCGGGAACAACCAGCGCTTGCGCGTGACGCCACATCTCGTGCCCTTGCCATTTGCCTTTGAAGATTATGAGTTTGACATTACGGAACTCGAAGCCGTGCAGCGTCTCGGTGGCACCCTCGATACGGCCTATACGGAAGAAGCACAGCGCAGTGTGGCGGAGACGTTTGAGTCGTGGCTCGTCAACGGCGCGCCGGAGTTCTCGGTCGATGGCAACACGATCTTTGGCTACCGCACGCACCCGAATCGCGTTCTCGGCACGGGCACATCCTGGGCGACGGCAGACAATATCTATCCGACCGTGCTCAAGATGTACACGGATATGCTGAACATCCGGCGTCCCGGCCCCTACGGCCTGTATATGAACGTCCTGCAATTTGGGCAGATGCACGCGGAAGAAGGTGTCGACCGGGCCTGGAACGTGTACCGGCGCATTGGCGAATCGTTCCCGCAGATCGTCTCGATCAAGTCGTCGTTCGCCGTGCCGGCGGGTGAACTCCTCCTCGTGGAACTCCAACGGCGGACGGTCGATCTGGCGATTAAGATGGACCCGGCCAACGTCCCGTGGGAAATCATGGGTGGGCTGGCGCAACACGTGCGTGTCATCGGCTCGATCGTGCCACGGCTGAAGGCCGATGGTGAGAATAAAGTCGGCCTTGTGCATTATACGGGCGTGGCATAGAGAAAGGGAACGTATGGCTGAGACAACCCAGCCGCATCGCTTAAAGAGCGCGCTCTCCCGCGTCGAGACCGATGCGGAAGGCAAGCCGCAGACGAAACAGTATCAGGAGGGCGACGTGATCACGCCGACGGCAGCGGAACTCAAGGCCTTTGGCGACCGTCTCGAACCCGTCACGGACGCGCCCACGCCGGCGCCTGAACCGGTGCCAGATGAGACGGCCACAACGAGGCGGCGCTAGGAGGCTGCCGTGCCACCACACGCCACCACTCAGGAGGTCCGCCTCATCTGTCCCACGACGGCGACCGACGCCCAGGTGCAGATGTGTATCGACATGGCGCAGGTCATGCTGGGCACGTCTCTGGCGGGCACGGGACCGCAACCAGAGCAGACCCTCTGGGCCATCGAAGTGCAACTCTCCGCGCATTACGTGTGTCTCATCGACCCGCGCGCCACAGACATCGGCGACGGCGACACGCGCGTGAGCTTGCAACGCGGGCAGGACGGCAAAGGCCTCGAATCGACGCAGTACGGCCAGGCGGCCATCCTTCTCGACGGCAGTGGCACGCTCGGGAGTCTGGGGACGCGCAAGCGGACGGTGATCAAACTCTACTGAGGGGACTCCTATGCTCTCCCAGCTCGCGATGGACGCGCTCGCGCAGCACGCGGTGCAGATGTATGGCACGCTCATGGAGCCGCTCACGTACCGCCACCGCAGCGCGCCGAACGCCACGCCGACCGTGTATACGGATGTGCAGGCGCGGCTCAAGCATTTTCGGGCGAGCGAGATCGACCTGGAGCAGATCCTGCGCAACGACCTGGAGTGCCGCATCCAGACGGCGCTCGTGACGTGGACGCCCATGCGCTACGACGATCTCGACCGCGCGGACGGGACGACGTGGCAGGTGCTGAACATCCTGGGAGGTCCTGGACACCCCTGGTGGAAGATGCAGGTGAGGCAGGTAGGGTAGGAAGGGATACCGTTGGTCGCCAACCGGGGAGCACCGAGCGTGGCAATGATCCGGGTGGTGGGGGTATGCGCGACAGCGCGTGCGGCATGTTCCGGGGTCAGTACTCCGCCCTGAAGGGCGAAGCTTGTCGCTGGCGTTTCGCCAGCCGTGTGCGCGCACACGACCGGAAAAACCCGCAACCTTACGCCTACTGACGGAGGCACTTCCTCCTGCCACAAGGACAGGAGAACTGAAAAACGGTGCACTTTAGGTATAAAGAAAACCATGGCTGCATATGACCCGTACCTAACTGGTGACTCCCCGCAGGGAGTGTCTTTAGTACGTGTCAGAAGCATAGCTAGTATTTTGTAACCTATGCAAGGGGAATGTGAGCTGCGCTCAAGGGGAATTGGCGTCCCGCCAACGAGGAATTGCCCTGACGGGCAACCTTGCTTTCCCCTCCGGCCTGAACGCCGGAGCCCCCAGCAAGGAGGATCGGTGGAGCGCCAGCAGTACGCCTGGCGGTGCGTGGTGCGGGCGGGGGAGGGGGAGGCATGAGCGGCGGCTGCGTGGCGTGTGGGGGCGTGCGGATGGCTGGCCGCCGCGTCTGTGCGGGGTGCTACAACGACGCCAGGCGGGTGCGCTACGCCTCGCGCCGGCCCCTGGCGAGGCGCGCCGGCATGCGCCACCACCGCCTGTTGGGGCCGGACGAGGGCTGGTGCTGGTGGTGCCAGCAGCCGCATCACCGGCGGTGCTTTGCGAAGAACGCCAGCCGCCCGTGTGGACTGGCGCGGGTGTGTACAGAGGGCACGCGGACGCTCTACCGACTCCGGACCCTGGGGACACGCCGGGTGCCGGCGCGGGGCCGCAGGCAGGCCGCGGAGGATGAGGCATGACCCAGGGCGGCATCTGCAGCACTGCAGCGCACGACACCAGGCACCACCCGCTGGAGCAGGCCCACAGCGAGGCGTACGCCGCGTGCCGACCCCCGGCGTGGCGACGACCGTGACGCCACGCCGGGGGCGTGAGAGCGTGCCGGGTCACGCGACCCGGACGGAGGCAGGATACGCTCACAGACGACGAAAGGAAAGGTGCCAGCCATGCCGTCTTCCGCCACGCGTCTGCGGCGTCTGCGTGCGGGCTGCTGCGGCGTCTGCGGCAGCCCGCGCGACCGCGACCGGGTGACCTGTACGCGGTGTGCGGCGTCCATGCGTGACCACTATATCCAGCGCGCGGGCGCCGTCCATCTCGCGCCGGACGCGGACGTCGTGGGCCTGGACGCGCCGGCCCACCTCTGCTGCGGCTGGTGGACCGCCGGGCCCACCGTGCTCCCGTGGACGTGCCTGACGTGCGGCGCGGTGCGCAGGAGGCGCGCGTGCGAGCATCTCCAGCACTGACGCGCACGAGCCTGGAGCGGGTGCGGCGGGACATGGCGCGCCTGCATCCAGGGACGGAGGCGTATGGCCTGACGAGTACCTGCCACCCCCGCTCTGGCGTGGACCTGATCTATACAGGCAAAGGGATGCTGCTCGTCTGGTGCCACCGGTGCCACCGGGAGGTCGCCGTCTTGTGCGTCGCCTTCGCACCGCTGAGAGGAGAGGACCGTGACGAAAAGAGGCCTCTTTGAGGCCCTGTGCGAGGTCGCAGACGCCCTCCAGGCGGAAGGCGACCGTTTGTGCTTCTCGCCGCACAAGCTCGTCCTGGAGGCGATCTGCGAGCGTCTGGACGTGCTGATTGATACAATTCTCGAGGAAGGGGTCCACGAGGAGGAGAGCGTATGTTAACTGTCGTGTTGCTGTTGGCTGTCGCCGCGTTTGTCATCGCCGTCGTGAACGGGATGGGCAAATGCCCTCTGTGGCCGGGGGTGCTGATCCTGGCCGTGCTGGAATTGGTGCGCGCCCTCCCGCTGGGCCGCTAGGAGGAGCCGCATGCCTGAACCCCTGTCCCCGGAAGGCTACGCCGCGGCGGGTGGGCGTGTGTGCCCGTTCTGCGGCACTACGGGCAGATTCCTTACCCGCGGCCCCCTGCACGCCCACCGCGGCGCGGTCGTGCAGCGGATCGCCTGCCTGGCCTGCCTGGCGCGCTGGCGGGCCGTGTACGAACTGACAGGGTACGAGGCTGAGGAGGAGCCCGGGGCAGGCCGTTAACGCACGAGGACTTCGACGCGCCGGTTCCGTGCTTCGGCCTGCCCTGGCGCGTTGACCAGTGGCGCGCGGCTACCCATCCCCACGACCCGCACGAACGTCGCGGTGAGTCCCCCTTGCCACAGGAGCAGGCGCAGGGCTTCGGCCCGGGCCAGCGACAGGCGGTCATTCCTGGCCGCGTCGCCCGTCTGGTCGGTATGGCCCGTCACCTCGACCTCCACGACAACGCGACGCCCCACTTCAGTGAGGAGCTGCGCCAGCGTCTCGCGGCCGGCGGCATCGAGCGCGGTTGTGCCCGTCGCAAAGTAAAACGTAAACACCCTCCCCGCTTCCGGTTGCCCGGCGAGGAATGCGCCAAAGCGCCGCTCGAGCGCCTCGGGCGTGAGCGGCGCGGTGGTGGTCCGTCCCCCCGCGAAGACCTCGGCCATGGTCCCAGGCGCGCTGAGGGTCTGCGTGCCTCTGGTCGTTGTCACCGTGACCTGTTCGCCCGGCTGGGCATCGACCAGCACGACACGCTCGCGTGGCCCCGCGCAGGCCGCGAGGAGGACGCAGAGGACGAGGAGAGGGGCGCATCTCAAGGCTTCTTCACCTTTTCAATCGGGAGTGCAATCCACCTGTAGATAGGTTCCCACGATCCGACGTGATAGCGCAGCAGCGTATCCCCGGTCGCCTGGCACAACGTGACGCGCACCACAATGTTATGTGGTCCGTCAATCTCGTAGCTACTCCCCTGCCCGAGACATTCGGCGTTACGACTCCAGACTTTTTCTTGCTCCTGGGCGAGCTGGAGCTGCGACGACGCCACCCCGAGACGCCAGGCTTTCACTTCGTTCCACACGGTCGGCACTGCCGCAAGCAGACTGGTGCCGAGGGCCGGGTAGACCACAAAGAGTTGTATCCACGTCGGCCACGACGTCTGCGTTGGCGCCGGGGCCTTCGTCGTCGTGTCGTCGGCCATGGGGGCCTCCCAGGCGTCCTATCCCCCTACCTCGACGATCGGCGCCGCGTCCACGTCGGTGGTCAGCGGGACCTGGCCTAATTCGGTGGTGCCGTTGCTCTGAAAGATGGTCAACATATCCGCGTGCAACGTCGTCGTCCTGAGGTGGCCAGTCCCCGCTGCGACTAACCCATACAGCGAGTTCACGTCCAGCGTCTCGCCGTGCGGCGACGCCTCGACGTTGCTGGTGTGGCGTCTGGCCAGAATATCGGCGAGCTTTTGGCAGGCGTCAAGCGCCAGCTGCGCCGCCGTAATCGCCCCCACCGCCAGGGTGAGGGCGGGCTGCGCATCGCTGGAGAGCAGCACGCGGCTATCGGTGCCCAGCGTCACGGTGGGCTGGATCTGCACGTGCACGTCCTCCCAGACGCCGTCCGGATCGTGGGCGACCACGTCCACCTGGTTCGCCGTCATCTCGGCAGCCGTGAGCTGCACGAGGACCAGGGCGGAGCCCGCCGGGGCCACGGTGGGGAGCGTGGTCAGGGCCGCAAAGGCGCCGTGGTCCTTGGCGACGAGAAAATCCCCGGCACTGAGCGGGGGACTCACGAGCAGCTGGCCAGTCGCCACCGCAACCAGGCTCAGACTCAACTCATAGGCACGGCCGCGTTGGGGTTCGGGCATAAGGACTCCTCCGTGGCGTCGCCGTCCGCAGACGCGTCCACCGGTTCTGGGGTCGAGAGCACCTCTTCCAGGACCTGCACTGCCCCGGCGATCCGCAGGAGCATCTCGCTGAGCTGCGTGCGCCGCGCCTCCAGCTGCGCGAGGGCGTCCTGCCCGGTGGCAAGCTCCTGGCGCAACGTGGCCAGGCGGGCTGCGGCCGTGGCGCGCAGGGCGCTCATAGGAAGCGCGCGCTTAATTGGGCCAATGCCGGATAGGCCGTCTGGATGCCCGGCAGGATGACCGCCGTGAGGGCGTACAAGCCGTCGTTCACCTGGGTCAGGGTGAGGCCCGAGAGTTCGGGGATCGCATCGAGTTCCTCCTGCGTGAGGGTCGTGGCCACCCCGCCTGCCGAGTTATAGATGCTATCGAGGCCCGCGAGTTTGGGCTGCAAGTCGAGCAGCAGCGTCTTGGCGACGGCAAAGGATTTCGCCAGGGTATCGTGTTCTAACTGACTGAGTGGCATGGCTGTCTCTCCTACAGGCCCTGGGCCTCTTCTAAGGTGGTGATACGGGCCACGGCGGCGTCAAGCTGCGCCATGGTCGCTTGCAACGCGGCGGTGAGCCAGGGCACTAAGCGGCTGTGGTCAACTTGCTGCGGTCGAATACTTCCATCGTCGTTCACGGCGTCCGGTTCGCCGGACACGGCCTCGGGGATGGTACGCTGCAGTTCATGCGCGAGGAACCCTTGTCCGGGGCTGTCGTCGGCCTGCCATGTAAACGACACCGGCCTGAGCGCCCGCACACGCTCCAGCGCACCGGCGAGCGTCGCGATGTTGGACTTGAGGCGCGCATCGGAGGAGGTGTTGAACGCCGTAGCGCTCGCCGTCGTCGTGATCGAGCCCACCGTGCTGCTGCTGAGATTCTGAAACGAGAGGACCGGATTGCCGACATCGCTGCCAATGGTCTCAAAATACATGCCAAATTGGGTGAGCTTGTTTTGCACCACGTAGATGTCCACGTTCGACGCCGGCGCATGCTGCACACCCATCGTGCCACCGACATGCAAGAGATTGTTGCCTCCCGTCGGCGCCGTCACGCCGATGCCCAGCGTGCCAAAGAGGCTCGTGTTGCCGTTGACGGCTGGATCGCCGACCACGCTCAGCGCACTCAGCCCCGTCGCACTCCCCCCCGTAATCGCCACCACGTCGGCGTTTTGCACCGCCATCGTGCCGAGCCCCAGCGCCCCGCGCTGCGCCGCCGCGTCCGCGCCTGCGACCAGCGTCCGCCCTGCCGTCGTGAACGTGGCGAGTGCTGCCGCGCCAGCGCCGGTGAAGTAGGGCAGGCGATCCGCCGCGCTGGTGAGTCCTGCGAGCGCCTGCAACTCCGCATCCTGCGCCTGCACGTCCGTGCCAGGCGTGAGGCCCAGCGTCGTCCGCATGGCGGCTTGCGTCGTGTCGTCCAGGAGGGTCCGCGCCAACGCCGTCAGTGGCGTCTGGCTCGCCGTATCCGTGCCCGTGAAATAGGGCAGCGTATCCGCCCCCGTCGCCAGGGCCGCCAGCGCCGTCAGGGTCGCGTCGAGCGGTTGCCCGCCGCCGCCACTGGTCATACTCACCCACGCGCCGCCCTTGCGGCCCTCGAAGTCGGTGCCACTCCAACGCAGCGTGCCATTCGTGGTGCCCCCGGTGGTGCCGAGCTTGATCGCCCCGTCCACTTCGAGCCGTTCATCCGTAGTGGCCGTGGCCGCCAGGAGCACCTGGTCGCCTGGGGTGCTGGGCGACAACCGTGCCCCGAGGGCAAAGGGGTAGGCCAGACCGTTGCCGTTGTTCCACAGATCGGCCCGCTCCTGCGCGGTCCAGACGCGCTTGGCGAACATCACCATATCGACGCGCCCGTTCAGCGATTGTGACGCGAAGCCCGCCGTGCGTCCCACTTCAAACGGCAGCGCTGAGTCATAGGACCCTACGGCATTGGCAACCTGATTCGGCGTCCCGTTGTTCACCTGGATGTACTGGAGGTCCGCGACATGATCGTACCAGGCAATCAGGAGACACCACTGATTCGCCACCGGGGTGAACGACGAGGCGACAGTCACAAAGCTGCTGCTGCCGTTGCCGATGTCGAAGCGCCATGCCCCGCTGTACTGCCAGAGTTGGTATTCAAAATAGGCACTGGTTGGCGTCGCCGTCCCTTTGCCGACAAAGCCATGATTGAGTCCGGTATTGGTCACATACACCCAGCAGGCCAGCGAGAAGCTCATATTCGGTCCCGCTGACAGCGTGGCATTATCGGCGCAGCTCAGGTACGTGCCATTGGTCCCATCCATGGCGAGGGCCTGGCCAATTTTGCCTGGCAAGCTACTCACCTGCACGGTCGTGCCCGTGGGGACCAGGTGATTCGTACCGACGCTGTCCAGGCGGCTACCGGTCGCCTCTTCCAGGTGCCAGTAGCCGAGCAGGCCGGTGCCGATGGTGGAATTGACGCCGCCAGACCGGCTCCAGTAGTTCGTGCCGGCGTCCGCCGGCGTCGCCCACTTCACTCCCAGGGCAAGCGCCGCATCGGCCGTCAGCACCTGGCCGTCCGTGCCCACCGGCAGCCGCGACGTCGCACTCGCGTCGCGGACCAGGAGATCCCCCTTCGTCGTGAGGGGCAGCGTCGCCGCGAGGCCCGCCGGCGTCACGGCGCGCGTCGTATCCATGCCCGTGGTGACCTCAGCCGTTGTGGCCAGTTCGACCACCCCTGCCACGGTCTCCGAGGCCGCCGGCAGCGCCGCGAACTCCAGCGCCGTGGCCCCCGCGTTGACGCGCACGCTCAGGCCGCCCTGGCCAGTAAAGGCGTCCGGGGTGTCGGTGAGTTCGAGAAACGTCGAGACGCCGCCGCCCCCCGGCGGGACCGCCCAGGTTTTATCGGCGCGCAAGAACGTCGTGGTCCCGCCGGGCGCCGTGAGGAGGGCGAGGTCGCCGAGTTCGAGGGAGGCGCGCGCGCCCGCTGGCGTCGTGGCATCCGTGCCACCCCGCGTGAGGGGCAGCGGGACGGGAATGGAGGGTCGAGTGATGGTCAGCGACATACTCAAATCTCTTCTAGTTGTGTTTGGTCTATATGACAGTCACCGTTCGCCGTGAGATACGCCATCGGTCCCTCGCCCTGGGAGCTGGTGAGAAGCACCCCCGGTTCCTGCACGATGGACTGGGCCACCAGGTCGCTATAATCCAGCGCCCGCCCGATGGCGAGGCGCAGCGCCGTCCCGAACGACGTTTCAGAGAGCCACTGCAACTGGAGCGCCAGCGTCTGGCCAAACGCCATGGGAAGGGGGGTGGTTTGCAGCACCGTGAGCGCGCTGCCAAACCCCGCCGTGACTTTCACCAGGCGCACCTCCCAGGTCTCTGGCGTGCTGCCCACGACGAGTAGTGCGGCGTACGCAGTGCCCGTGGTGCCGGTGAGATCGTCCTGGGACGTGGCCCCGTAGACGCCGTACATATCCTGCCCTGCCTCGCCCGCCATCGGCTTTATCAGCGTCGTGGCACGCCCCTGGCGAAAGCCCCGGTTGCTCTCTTGCGCCCAGCGGCCACAGATGGCACCCGTGCCGGATGCCGAACCCTGAAGGCGCAGCGAGCCGGTCCCGACCACAGGCGTGCTTACGTCCACGTAGGCCTGCTGGGTCGGATGCGCGTAAAACCATTCCCACTGTGCAAACATGCCGGTTTCCCGTCTACGTGGGGCTGAAATCGTAGAGACGCGCGCCGGGAAAGGCGCTACTGCCCCCCGGCGTGCCGGTCGCGACGTAGAGCTTTTGACTCGTCAGGCTCACGCGCAGCGCGGTAATGCCCTGGTTCGTGTCGAGCCCATGGGTGGCATCAGGTACGGTGGCATAATCCATCAGGAGCTGCCACCCAGCCACCGCTCCTTGCGTATAATCAAAGCCCCACAGTTCCAGCAGTGGGGTCGTCTCCAGGGACACCCGCCCTACGTAGATATAGGGGTGTGCTTCGGACCAGCCGACAGGCCCGATGCACAGCGGTCCTGGACGATGGAAAGGGACACCAGAGCCCGGTCCGCCGAGAAAGGTGTGCATCAGGGTCGCTTCCCCGGCAAACGCCAGGTTCCAGATATCGACCCGGTCGCCCGCTTCGGTGCCAGTGGCGACCGCCCAGATGTCTTCGATATAGCGCACAATGCCCGCTGAACAGCGCGTCCCCGTCAGTCCGGCATAGACGTACGGCGTCCATGGCCCTGCCGGGTCCGTGGCGCGCATGACGATGAGGCCGCTCGGGGATTCAATCCAGGCCTCAATGATGCCCCCTGACAGCACCCACAGGTTCTGGACACGCCCGCCTCCCATACTCAGCACCAATGCGGGACTCCCGCCGCTCTCCCAGGCATAGATGTCCCCCGTGGCCGTACCCAGGAGGAGCACACTGCCGTGTTCCAGCGTACTGGTAATGAGCGTCGCATCAGGAAACGCGCCCTGCTGTTCGGTCGTTTGTCCAGACACAAGCCCGAGTCGCCACAAGGTTACAGGGGGCGTGCTCGTTGTGGCTCGGATGGCCGCATACAGACGGTCGCCAATTTCAAACGAGCCCAGCGCCGTCCCCTGGCCGCCTCCAGTCACCGTTGCCACGGGTGTCCAGGGCGTGGTCTCCGCTGGCGTCAGGCTGCTTGCCTGCCAGAGCGGTGCCGTGGTGGGGAGCGTATCACCGGGACGGACCTGCATGGCCGCCACCATCACCGCTGGCGCCGTTATCACGTCCAGCAGCGCCGGAATCCAGGCGGCAAACGCAAAGACGCGCGTGACTGGGCCACCCTCACCTCCCCCCTCGTCCCACGTTTCGCGCACCCGCGCCGCGCCGGGCGGCCCCATGCTCATGCCCCCTGGCGCGCCGGTGGGGTCCGTAAACGTGGTCAGCCCGCCCACGTCCCAGGTCTCCCAGACCCCGCGCGCCAGGCCCGATTGTCGCAGCGTCAGTGCCGCCTGGAGTCCTGGGGCCGACGCGGAGGCGACCAGCGCGTACCGGCGCGTCTCCCCGACAAACGGTTGCTGCCCCAGCAGTGGGGCGTGCACGGCGACATGATCGGTCAGAGAAAGGGGAAGAGCCGGCAGGGCGGCCGCGAGGGCGAGATCCTGCCGCACCGTACTGAGCTGGCGCACGAACCGTGCGAGGAGCAGATCGGCGGTGCCTGGGTCCGCGATGAAATCGCAGAAAAAATCAAAGCGCTGGCGGGTTTGCAAGCTGTCAGCGGCTTGTCTACAGAGGGTTTGGAGTTCGCTGTATTGACTGATCGAGTCGTTTGGTGTCGCGAACAGGACCGCGGCGTACTGCCCGGCCTCACTCGCCGTCACCTGTGTGCTGACCCGCTGATACCACAGATAGAAATCCGTATAGACCGCCTCCGTGGGCATCCCCTGCACCTCCAGGCTCTCCTGAAAGATGTCGAGCTGGCTGTGGAGATGCAGCACGGGGAGGTGGTCCGGATCATCGGCCGTGATCTTATAGACGCCATCGAGGTCTTTGAACACCGTACAGAAACACTCCTGCGACATGCGGGTGAGCAGCGCGTCCGTCCGTCCCGGATCGGGAATATAACCACTGAAGAGCCACTCGTTGCGCCGCTCGGCGGCCGCCGCCACGCTCACCGGATCAAGCGTCAGATGGGGCAGGAAGCGGGCAAAGATGGCCGCCATCAGCAGGACCGGATTACGGCCCGGCGGCAGAAACCGGATGCCGTCATATTCCACCGTCTGACCCGCGCTGGCGGCCTGGCCCAGCAGGGAAATGCGGACGGTGGGCTCCGTCGCCACAAAGGCGATGGCGAGGCGTTGCCAGGTCGAGGGACCACGCAGCATACGGGCGGTATAGAGGGTCGGGTTGGTCGGGGTGCCGAGGTGAATGATTCCGTACCCTTGCCTGACGTCTTCTGCCACGCGGCGCTCCTTTACGGTGCCACCGAGACCACGGCGGTCGTGACCTGGATCGGGGGAATGGTGCCGATATAGCGGCCACTGATGACGATCACAAAGCGGTATGTGTCCCCCTGCGGCGTCCAGGTGCTTTGCAGGCGAAACTCCGCCTGTCGCCCCTGCGTACTGGCGGCCTGATCGGGCTGGAGATAGCGTTGGTATTCCGGCCACCCACCCGCAGATGAGGCCCAGATCTGCGCCTCGACCGTTACTTCACTGAGGGGCGGCAGCATGCCCAGCGTCACGCCACCACTCCCGCCCGCCGCGGCCGCCGTGGTCGGATTGAACAGCGTCGGCGGTGTCGCCGGGCTGCCAGCAGGGGCGGCCTGGACAAACGCCTGGACGCGGACATCGAGTGCCACCGTCTGCCCGGGTGTGAGTGGCAGCGGCTGCTCCATGGTCACGCGGTACGAGGCATAGCCCGCAGCCCGAAAGCCAAAGGCCGAGGTCGGGTCCGGGACGTCCTCGTAAAACGGTTTGGGTGGGAGTGTAAAGGTCTGGCTGCCGTGCTCGTTCACCGTACTGGACTCTGGCGGCGGCTCCGGCGGGACCTCTGGTGGGGCCTCAAAACGGGGCTCCGCGTGCTCCATGCCCTCCACGGCGATCTCCCACACCGCTGCGGTCGGCTCCGGAAACTCCGGCGGGTCCGGCGGGTCTGGCGGGTCCGTGAAATCGCCATTGCCCAGCAGATTGTCCGTCATCTGCACCGGCGTGCGCCAGTTGAAGAGCACGACGTAGCGCTCGCCCACCTCGACGACGATGTCTTGCGTCACGCCCACCAGGGTGGTGCCGACGTGCTGGAGCTGGAGTTTATAGGACCCCGCCTGCACCTCTTGCAGCACCACGGCCGCCGTGGTGCTGGGGAGCGGCGTCCAGGGCGTCAGCGTACCGGTCTCAAAGCCGCCATTGAGGAGCGGCGGCAGTGGCGGGTCGGGAATGACCTGTACGTCCACCTGCACGCCCTCGTGGGCTTCTGAAAGCTCCAGGGTGGCGGTCCCCGTGGGCAGTCCCGGCGTGTCGGGGATAAACGTATACGTCGTCATGGCGCCGTCCTGATCGCGTACCGCCAGGAGTTCGAGCGGCGTGAGCCCGAGCCCGATGAGGTAGCGGTAGACAATCGGCGGCGCCAGCATCACCGCCTCACCGGCCAGGTGGGCCGCTGGGGCACTACGCACCGGCGCGAGCAGTTGGAGGGCGGAGGCGCCATCGAGGAGCAGCCCGACCCGCCGACCGCTGTACGTGATGGTCTCGCTCCCGATCACAATGGCCCCGGCTTCGGGAAAGTTCGCGCCCGTTTCTTGCAGGTTGATCGTGTCGACGCCTTCCGCCGGCAGCGGGGTCGCCAGCGTGCCATTGGCGACGGACGAGACCAGCGTCGGGGACACCCCGAGCGCGGTCCCGAGGATGAGAGGAATGGTCAGGCCATGGGCCTCCAGGGGCGCACCGGGAAAGACACTTGTCCCGAGCGGCACTTCGATGTCGCGGTGATCCTGCGCGCTGCCGTCCACAATGGTGAAGGTGAGAACGCCACGGGTCAGGCGCGGGGCCTGCACTCGGCCGCTAAACAGCGTGAGGATCTGGCTCTCCGTATGGGTGACTCCGCCCAGAAAGCCCCCCCAGACGCGTGCAGGCTGGTCACTGAGAGTGAGCAGAAGTTGCCCGACGCTGTCCAGCGGCGCGCCCACCTGACCGGCCTGCACACGCACCTCACAGGTCACGCTGCCCAACCGTGAGGAGCGATCATCCGCCAGCTCGATACTGACCTGGCCTACTCCCTGTCCCATCGACGACAGGTACGGGTAGACGAGCATCCCGGCAGGCAGCCAGCCGTTCGGCCAGGGCCTGCCCGTGAGCACCAGGTTACGGCTCGGTAGAAGGACGGCCAGGAAGTCTTCAACCCCTAGGCCCTCGCGGTAGGCCGCCACCAGTGGCGCCCAGGCGTCCGACACCTGGCGCATCGTTACCCCTCCTCGCGCAAGATGAGTGTGACCGTGAGGCGGCCGGCGGATGTTTCTTCCCAGGTGAAGGCGCTGTCCAGCAGCCAGCGCACCTGGCGGCTCACCCCGCGCTCATCGACCCACGTAAACGGTTGCTGGCTGCCGTCAATGAGCGGATGCCACAGAAAGGCCCACAGGGCATCGAAATCGCTCTGGGAGAGGCCAGGGAGTTGCACGGTGTAGCGTGGACGTGGCGCGGCGAATTTCAGCGCCAGGGCCTGCAGGCCATCGGTCATGGCGACCACCTGCCCGGTCTCGATACTGGTCTGGACCGGCCACGTCTGGCCTCTGGTGAGGGTCACTGTGGGAACCCCTGCCTTGGAAAATGATGGATACACACGCATCCCTCGCTGCAGCTCACGACGATGAGAGCCTGCGGCTTGACAGATCGGCTTGCCTGAGATACGGCACCAGGTCGCGCGCGAGCGCCGCGGCGTCCTGCGCCTGCGTCTGGATGACCAGATTATACGTCGCGGTGCGCTGCGTCGTCGTCCCACCCCCAATGACCAGCGAGCCGCTGGAGGGGCCGGTGGGCGCCACCGGGACGCCAGGGCGGATGAGCGACGTGGGGGAGGTGGGTGCGAAGCTACTGCCGCCCCCCGTCGGCCGCGTGCCCGTCGCCCCGGTGGGCGCCGTGGTGCCCGTGCCGGTCGCCGTGGTGCCGCCGCCGGTGAGGGCGCCCGTGACGCTGGCCTGCTGCTTCTGGAGGTCGGCGATGCGCTTCTCCAGTTCTTTGATGAGATCTTGCAGGACCTTCTGCTGCTGCTGGAAGCCGGCAAAGCCGAGGTCGCCAATACGGTTCGGGAGAGTGAGCAGATCCCGGTTGGCCTGCTGGAGCTGTTGGTGCAGGCCCTCGATGGTGGTCGCAAAGGGCGTCTTGACATCGATCTGCAGATTCATGAGCTTCTGCGTTTCTTTGGTCAGCTCTGCCACGGCATTGCCATAGGCATTGACCAGCTTGCCGTTGGCATCGATGGCATAGCCCAGCGTGAGCTGCTTGTCGGTCAATCCCTCGGTGCTGAGGGCCAGCGCGTCGGTGGCGCCTTTCGCTCGCTCCAACGCCCCACGCGTTTGCAGCCAGGACGTGTCGATGACCGTCGCGGCTTTCGTGTGCGCAAACTCAATCTGGCCCAACGCATCGACAAAGGGTTTGGGGAGCTCGACCCCCAGTTTGCGGGCAATCTCTTGCATACGCGTACTGGAAGCCTGGAAGCCCTCTGGCAGCTTCGTAAACGCGCCTTTGTCGATCTTGTCAACCACGTCGAGCCAGGTGTCGAGCAGGTCGCGTGGGGCGGCCTCACCCTTCGTGCGAATGGCTTCAAACTCTGCCAGAGCGTCTGTGGCCAGCTTTTGTAATTCCTCGCGCGTCTTGATCCCAAAATTTTTAAAGGCTTGCTCGATGCCACTGGCGCTGGTACGCGCGCCTGCGACGAACGTGTCATAGGCCTCTTGCAGGACAGGCGGCAGCGTGCCAAATTGCGCCTTGAGGGCGTCCGCCATCTTCTCATAGGCACTACGGACTTCCGCCGCGGAGAGCGCCCCCGTTTTCGCCATGGTCTCCAGATTGGCTGCCAACGCTTTAAAGCGCGTGTCCAGATCTTGCGCCGACCGGGCGCCCCCGCTGCGCAGCTCCTCCAGCCCCTTGTTAAAGCCCTGCATGGCAGCATTGGCGTCGTCGATGGGTTTTTTCAGCAGCGCCAGGGACGCAGTACTCCACTCCGTCTCATCCCGCCAGGTTTTCTGAGCACTCGCCGCTTGCCGGCGCGCCTCGGCACTCTCGGCCAGGCCGGCATTGTGCGTCGCCAGGGCTGCCGTGCCGCGCTCGGTCTCGTCCCGCCACTGTCCGGCTGCTGTCGTGGCCGCCACCTGTTCGTCGCGCGCTTTGCGAAAGGCGCTCTGCGTCATGCTCAGGCTGTCGGCGCCTTGCATGAGGGCACGGAAGAACTCTTTGAGCGTCGCCATCCCGACATCTTCTTGCGTGAACGCGAGGAGCGGCTTGTCTTTGGTCGCGGCACGAAATTTGTCCGCTTCTTTCTGGATATTGTCCAGGGCTTCCTGGACGATTTTCGGGAAGTCTTTGAACGCCTGGCGCGTGTCCGTCACGACGGTCGTCGCCCCCTGGGCGATGCGGGCAAACGCCGTGAGAAACGGCGGCGCAATATCGTTGGCCAGTTGCCCGAGCGCACTCATGAGGCCCAGAAAGGACTCTTTGGCGCTGGCGGTCTGGATTTTTACGGCGCGGTCGACGGATCCGGTGGCGTTCTCGAACTCCTTCTGGTTCTTGATCAGCGTCTGGAATTGCGGACCAGTCAGCGCCACCGCCGCGTTGAGTCCCTCGATATCATTGACGTATTCTTTGAGCTTGCCGGTATCGCCTTGCGACACCTGCTGGAGGACCCGTACCAGCCCGAGCAAGCCTTCCTGCCCAATCACCTGTTTGATATTGATGCCGAGGGCAAGAAACTTATCGTTGTTCTGGATCACCTGGGAGAGGAGGGAACGAAAACCCGTGGCGGCCGTGTCGGCGCTCTTGAAGGTCTGCGACAGGGTGGCCATAGCGTTCGAGGCATCTTTGAGCGAGATGCCCATCGCGGCCGCAATCTGCACAACTTGCGGCATGGCGCCAGCGAACTGCTGGAGCGAGCCCTGGCCAATCTCGACCGTTTTGAACAGGAGGTCGCTGACTTCGCCGGCCTGCGTAGTCGGGATGTTATAGGCCGCCATCGTCTTGGTGAGGGCCACGACTGACGTGTCGAGCTGCGCCAGCCCCGCTTTGGCGAGCGCCGCCGCTTCTCCGAGGAAGGCGACAGCATTGGCGGGCTCGACGCCAGACGAGAGGACCTCATAGAGCCCTTGCGCCAGCTCCGTCGCCGACCCGAGCGCCGGTGGCAGTTGCAGCAGTTGCGTGCGCAGTTGTTGCTGGACCTCAGCGCTGCGCGCGCCAAGGGTATTGACGTTGGCCATGGCGGCTTCAAACGAGACCACCTGCGTCACGGCGCCCTGGACGGCGCTGCCGATGGCGCTTAAGCCGAGCTGCACACCGGTCAGCGCGCCGGCAAAGGTGAGGGCACTCTTCGCCGATGCGCCCAGCGAGGTCCCATAGGCCTGGGTGCTCTGGGTCGCCTGGCTGGTCGCCTGGCCGCTTTGCTGGACGGTTTTGGTGGTGTCCGTCACCGCCTTGTCGAAGACGCGGATCTGGGGCGTGCCTTTGCTGTCATCAACGATGATTTCAAGCACCACAGCCGGCATACAATCCTTCCTCCTACCGCTGCTCCTGGGCGGCACGCTGCTGCTGCCACACAGCGTCCTGAAGCATCACGAGGCATCTGAGCAACCAATCTGCCGCGTACGCACTGAGTGAGTCGAGGCGCCGCAACCGGTACACCGTCTCAAAGCCCACGCGCTGCGCCTGCCAGTAGACCTCCCATACCAGCAGATCATCCTGGTGGTCTTTTTCGCCAGGGCTCATGCCATGCGTGCGCCAGAAATAGCATGCCTTGAGTCCGCCTGTATCACAGGGTACGGGCTCCTCGTCTTCCCCTAATTGTTGCCGGCAGGACCCGCAGGTAAGGGCGTGGCCGGTGGTGGGGGAGACGAGGGTGAACTGCCTTCCAAAAAACGCAGGTACCTCTCCATCAGCTCATCAGGAGAGGGCTCCAGGGCGAGCTGATCGAGCCGCTCTAAGACGGCAAACGGGAGATGGGGAATCACGTCGGACAGAAAGGGCACAGGGTGCATCTGCAGATCCAGGAGGTTCTCCCAGCCACAGAGACAATAGGTGGCAATGTCCACGAGGAAATTGCGCCGCGCCTGTTCATCAAAGAGGCCGCGTTCCGTGTGTGCCGCGCGCAGCTCGCTATGCTTGGATGGCGTGATGCGCCGGTAGTGAAAGGTCGTCTCGCCGACCATGAAACTGAGGCGTTCTTTCTCCGTAATAATAAACACCGGGCGCTGATTGCTCGGTGGTAATGTCACCTGCCAGTTTGTCCCCTCTGCCATCCCTCTCTCCTACGTCAGTAGCGGGTTTTGTCCTAGCCCACACACCACCTCGACCGCACACGGCCCCCCGTTCGTCGTCACCGGCATCCCCGCCGCGAGCGCCTCGGGCACCTCCGCCTGGAGCACATGCTGCACGCTCGGCAACCCGAGTGCCACGGGCGAGGGACGCACGTCGGTGAGGCGCAGCGCCGGGAGGGACCAGGTCAGGTGATACGCCTGGGGTGAGCCGCCAACCTCCGGCCCACTAAATGCCAGTTCGCCCATGAGCGGCGCGCCGTCGTCCCAGGTTTTCAGCCACACGTCGCTCTCGTAACGCGGCAGCTCAAAGGCCAGCGTCAGCGTCGGTGGCGCGGTGCGCGTATATTCTTCGGGCGCCAGGCCCGTTCGTGGGCCCTGTGTCGCCGCCAGGGTATTCTCCAACCGCACCTCCAGCGTGCGGTAGCAGACCTCGTTGGCCGCCGTCAGTGGCGCACTCGCGCTGCGCGGCCCGAGACGCAAGCGGCCGTGGCGCACGCTCACGAGCGGCCAGCCATACGGTGGCAGGGCCTGGAGCGTCAGCGCCGTATTCACGGCGGAGCTCCGAGACAGGGACTCCCCGACCAGGAGCACCTCACCGCTGACCGTCAGGCCATCACTCGTGAGCGACAGCGACTGCACCATGCCGCTCTTGAGCTCCCACACGGACACCTGCCTCCACACCGCGAACGTGCCCCGACGGACCAGCCGGGTGCTTGCCTCCTGCCCGTCCGCGGCGGGCCACGGCTCCGACGCCAGGTCCGCACTCAGTTCGTAGAGATGGCGGTACGCGCCACCGCCAAGGGCCTGGGGCAGCGCCGCCGGCATGTACCCGAACGCTAGAGCCAAAAGAGACTCGAGTCCTTGATACCTCCAACGAAAACGAATACGCACGCTGGGTGTACGCGCCACCACGTCAAGCGCCTGCGGCCCGAGCGCGTGCGCCCGCGTGACCACGGGAAGGAGCTGCACGCCATGGTCAAAGTCGGCGCTGAGGATGGGCCAGGTTTCCCGTACCAGTGCCGAAACCACAGCGGGCCACTGCTGACCATCTGTCGCTGATTCGTGTGCAAACCCCGCGAGCGTCTGTGTGCCGATCGACAGCGATGGCGCCGGTATCGGGATGACGTGCGTCCCCCGACCCCACCGGAAGAGGCCGAGCCCGAGCGCCAGGCCGCGCAGATCGCCGGGCGGCATGGTCTAGGTCTCCAAAAGGTACACAACTGGCTGCGCGACCTGCACCGTCATGCTTGCCCCCGCCGCCTCATCCGTCAGCGCTGGCGGCGAACCGAGCGTGATCGTCGTTGGCGTCCAGGACGTGGCCTCAAACGTCCCATTGTTGGCCGGCGTGGCCGCACCGCTGATGGTCACCTGGGCGCCCGGCGCGACGAGGGGAAAGGTCCCGCCCGTGAGGGTCAGGACATTGCTGGCGATGGCAATCTGCGCGCTGGTGGTCGTACTCCCGCCCCGCGTAATCGACGCCTCGGTCGTCAGCACACGTGGCCCGGGGCCCGCCGTCGGCGCCGTCGCCGTCACGAACGTGAGGTTCGGAATCACCAGCGTTTTCGTCTGCCCGGTGGTGGGATGGGTGTAGCGCAGCTGGGCCTGGAGCTGCGTATAGTTCTGGCGCCAGGTGATAATCGCCTCATTTTCTGTGGTGAAGCGCGGAAAGGTGATGGCCAATCTAAACGTAAGAAAAGCGTTTTCAATAGGTTCTAGAGGGTTTTGGCTACAGTTCGTGTAATCAATCGCCATCGGACGAGCCATCGTGAGCGTCAGTTCGCTACAGCACACATCGTCCGTCGTCGGAGACAGGGCATGGTCCTGCGTGCCAACGAGGAGTTGCAAGTGATGATGCAGCAGGCGTCTGGAGTCTTGGAGAAGGGTGACGAGATGCGCATGCGTGTTGAGCGTTGAGTTGAGCTGCAAGCCGCCAGGGATGACGCTCGTGGTCAGCACGACGCCATCGGCGTTGGACGTCCACTGAATCTGGGTGGCTTTCGAGCCCGGATAGTCCCAGACACCGAGCACCTGCTTATCGATGGAGATGGTCAGGGCCTTGCCTTGGAGCGAGTCGATCAGATCATAGCGGCCCGCCGCGAAGGCCCCGAAGAAATGCTTCAGGAGCACCCACTCGTTGGCATAGCGCATCGGCAAAATAATGTCACCAGTAGCGCTAAAATTGCCCTGCTCCGGCGTGCCGTATACAGGGCTCCCTTGCAAGGATTCATCAGGTATCTCTGCATAAACATCATTCAGTGATTCTGAAATGCTCGGCAGGACCTGCGTCGTGAGGACGGGCGTCCCGTAAATTTCCTCTTCACCTATTCCTATTCGGGTTAAATACCCAATACTTGTTACCGATGGTTCGGCCATGGCAGTTTCCCTTAAACTAGGATATAATTATCCTATGTGTCCTGTGCTATACTGCACACGGTACGGCTAGGGTCTGCAGCCCGAAAGCCCGTCTCAGCGGGTTGCCGTGCCACTTCCTGAGACTCTCTACTGAGGAGAGAGCGCCATGCCATACAAAGATCCAGAAGCGCATCGTGCCTACCATGCGGCGTATCGCGAAGCGAAACGGGAACTCATCCGTCTGAAGAGTCGCCTCTATGCTGCGACACATAAACCCCAACGACGTCTGTATGATGCCGCACACATAGAACGCAGACGCACGAGCCAGAATGCAGCCTATGCTGCTAATCCAGAACGTTTTAAGGCGAAACAACATGCTGATCGTGTGCGACGCAACGATGAAATCAGGGCACGCGACCGCGCCTATTGTGCTCTGCATAAAGAGAAACGAAACGCGCGACAGCGTGCGGCCCGACAAAGACGCCAAGAGGCCATACGTCTGCGAGACCGCGCGTATTACGTAGCGCATCGCGACGCAGAACTTGCGGCGAAACACCGCTACCATCGTGCTCATCGCGAGGCCATACTTGCGTATAAAAAGATGTATCAGGCAGCCAATCCTCTTATCATCGCTGCCATAAGACGCCGTCGCCGTGCCCGGAAAGCCGCTGCACCTGTGAATGATTTGAGCGCTGCCCAATGGCAAGAGATCCAGGCGTCTCAGGATCACTGTTGTGCCTACTGTGGCATACGGTGCAAAGGCAAGCTCACACAAGATCACATTCTTCCTTTGTCGCAAGGTGGTTCGCATACCTTCACAAACGTGATTGCAGCATGCAGAGTCTGTAATTCTCGAAAAAATACCGGCCCACCATTGTGCCCGGTGCAGCCCCTGCTCTTGACCATCGCGCCCAGCAAAAAGAAGAAAGCCTCTTAGAGAAAGACCACATACAGCGCCAGCCCGACCAACCCGAGCAGCGCGATGATGATCAGATCGCCCGTCATGCGCTCAGCGCCACCGCGAACGCCTCGACCGGCCAGGCGCATTGCGCGAAGTGGCAGAGATGCGTCTGTCCGACCCTGCTGTGCGCCACCTGCTCGATCTGCAGCGGCCCCACGCGGTCGAACACGCCCACCGTATGCACTGGACGCAGCAGCGCCGCGACGTCTTCGAGGAGCGCCTGGAAGACCAGCTCACTCGCCTGGCTGTCGTCGACGCTCAAGAAACCGCGCAGCACCAGCCGCTCCTGCCCTCGTTGTTCCAGCCCTACGTAGCGCTCCTGCTGCACGCTCTCGCGCGTCAGCGTCCAGGCCCTGAGCGCCTGCGGGTCGCCGAACACGCCAGACGCGAGATCCGGTTCCACCGTGAGGCGCTCGTAGGGGTGTACCAGGCCGATGTCAGGAATGGTGGCAAGCTGCGCCGTGAGCCAGTCGCCGAGGGCACGATACGTCGTGATGGTGTCGTCAGACACGTCCTGTGCGGTCACGGTGAGATACTCCGATGCCACCACGAACGTCTCACTGAAGTGGACGTCTACGGTGTCTGAGAGGCGGCGCGGCTCTTGCCTCTCAAGCGTCGGGGCGGTGAGGTACTCGGCACTTCCTGGCACAGTGACCACACTGGCTAACGTGTCGAGTACCGCATCAACCAGGTCCTGATACACCCGTTCTGAGGCCTGCGGGTCATCCAGCGCGAGAAAGCCGCGCAGCCGCAGCCGGTGCAGGCGCTCGACGCTTGTGTTGCCGCGCCACACCTCTTGCGTGCCGGCGCGCGACAGGCACCAGTAGCGCAGCGTGGGCAGCGGCCCCACGGTGCCGTGCAGGGCGGTCGGGTCGAGGGCGATGCGGTCGTACGGGTACACGTGGCCGATGTCAGGGATGGCCGCAAGCGGCGTCAGCAGCGCCTGCATGATATCAGCGAGTGGCACCTGTCATCTCCATAGCATAGGGCACAATATACAAGGTATAATTTGGGTGTCCCGTTGTGATACACTCGATCTCTGGTAATGGGGTAGCAGCTGATCACTGCTCGCCAAGTCTGTGGGCCATTCACCAGAGAGCCGCATTACCAGCACCATGAATGGAGGTGTCTATGGACCCGCAATTCCTGCTTGTACTCCAAGAAATCAGTGCCACCCTCAAAGACATTGCCCAGACGCAGCAGCAGCACTTTGTCACCACCATTGCCTGTGCCCTCGTCTACCTGAGCGGCCTCGTGACGGTCGCCTGGCGCCTCGACCGCCGCATGGAACAGCGCTTCGACGAAGGTCGCAAAGCCCTGGCTGACCTGCACGCCACCTCGCAGGCCATTGTGGCGCAGACCGCCGAACTGCTGAGGAGGAGCGCATGAGCCCGGAAGTGCTCGCCTTGCTCACCACCATCCAAGAGACGCTCACGCAGATGCAGCAGGACTTTCATACCACCATGCTCATTGCCATCGGCATTGCTGCTGGGACGCTTGCCCTCGTGGGAGCCATGTTTGTCTGGGGCTGGCTCGCAACGTCCAGGATTCGCACGGAAGCCGCGAAGTACGCCGCCGATGCCGAAGCGCGTATGCAAGCGATCCTGGCCCAGACCCGCCGGCAACCCTAACTCCCGCCCTGGAGCAGCCGCGCCGCCCGCGCCATCGCCTGCTGGAGCATACCCTCCATGCGTGGCCTGACGGCGGCGAGCGCGTCCCGGAACATATGCCGCCCGCGTGTCCCCCGCCGGGCGATGGCGCGCTGCACGGCGTAGGCCGCGCGCTCGTTCCCCAGCACCCGCCGGGCCCACAGGAGCAGCGGGCCAATCGGGGCCCAGTGCGGCGCCGTCCCCTCTTCCACATACGGCGCGTAGGGTGCCTGCGCCCCCGTAAAGACCGTCCCGCGTATCGCGGCGCTGAGCGAAGTGCCCGTGGTCACGTCGGTGGCGATGGACGCGCGCAGCACGCCCGTGTTGACCGGCGTGCGGCTTCGCGCTTCGCTGGCGACGTCTTCGACGATGGCGCGTACCGCCAGGCTGGCTTCGCGGTAGAGGACCTGGCGGCTCTGCTCCGCGTGCAGCAGGGGGATGTTCGGCACGGTCAACTTGTAGGTGATGAACGGCTCAGCCATGCCTCACCTCTTCAGGCCAGAAGCGATTCCACTGTTTCAATGCCTGCTCCAAGCCCTCGACGACGCGCGCAAAGTCGTATTCCGGCCCAAATTCATGCCAGTGATGGACGACTTGCCCAGCCATCACGAGCACGCGGTCAATCGCTACCAGCCGCGTATCGTGGACCTGGAAGGTGTCGTCAGCCACGCGGTGCTCCTGCCTGAGGATGCTGCCCCTCGACGCGAGCCGTCAGCGCTTTGATGTCGGCTTCGAGCGTTGCTATCCTGGTCTCAAAGGCCTGGCGCACCGTATGAAAATTCTTGGTCTGTTCGTCCATCCGGCGTTGGAGGTCCTTGATGTCGCTCTGCACATTGGGGAACGGCGGTCTCTCAGCCATACCTCTGCCTCTCAGAAGGTTTGTGCGGCCCCCACCGATCCTCCTTGCTGGGGGCTCCGGCGTTCAGGCCGGAGGGGAAAGCAAGGTTGCCCGTCAGGGCAATTCCTCGTTGGCGGGACGCCAATTCCCCTTGAGCGCAGCTCACATTCCCCT